TGCGGGCGAACACTTCCGCCGGTCGGGTATTGCTTACCGGGGACGTCGAGCTCGATGCTCAGGCAGATCTGCTGGTCACCCGGACAGATTTACGGGCTGATGTGCTGAAGGTTCCGCATCACGGCTCTCGTTATACTCAGAGAGTACCGTATTACCGGTGACGACACGAGCAGCTCTCTACTTGCGGATCTCCGAAGACCGCACGGGCGCCGGACTGGGCGTAGCCCGGCAGCGCGAGGCATGCGAGCAGCTATGCGCAGCCCGTGGCTGGGACATCGTCGAGGTGCTGGAAGAGAACGACACCAGCGCGTCAGGCAGCAAACCCCGCCCGCTGTTCGCCCGGCTACTCGCCCTGATCGAGGCCGGAGACATCGACGCCGTCGTCGTCTGGCACACCGACCGTCTCACCCGCAGCCTGACCGAGCTAGAGCACGTCATCGACGTCTGCCTACGCGACCACGTGAAGCTCGCCACGGCCTCCGGTGACCTCGACCTCTCCACCGACGCCGGCCGTCTCAACGCGCGGATCCTCGCCTCAGTGGCCCGAGCGGAGATCGAGCGCAAGTCCGCTCGACAACGCGCCGCGTTTGAGCAAGCCGCCCGGGCGGGCAAGCCCACCGGAGGTCGCCGAGCGTTCGGCTACACCGCCGACCACCTGCACCTAGAGCCGACCAAGGCACCGATCGTCGCCGGCATGTTCCAACGGTTCGCCGCCGGCGACTCCCTCGGCGAGATCATGCGCGACCTGAACAAACGCGAGATCCTCACGCCCCGCGGCAACACGTGGACGACCGGCTCCGTCAAGACCGTGCTCCGAAACCCCCGCTACGCCGGGCTGCGTGGTGTGCGGCGCCTACGCCTCGACGCGCGAGGGCACACCACGAACACCGAAGCCGGCTACCTGCGCCGCGATCACTGGTACGACGTAGCGGGCCCGGCAGTGTGGCCCGGGATCGTCGAAGAGTCCATGTGGCGGGCCTGCGAACGCCGCCTACGCGACCCCGCCCGCGCGGTCCACTACACCGGCAGCGTGCAGGTCTACCTGCTGTCTGGGCTCGCGGTGTGCGGGATCTGCGGGCAGAGACTCAAGAGCGGTACCCAAACCCACGGCCGGACCCTGAAATGCACAACGGGACCGGGACGTCACGTCAACCGTCGCGCCGAGCGCGTCGAGCAGTTCGTCGTCGAGGTGATCCTGGCTCGCCTCCGACGCCCGGACGCCATCCACCTAGTGCAACCACGCCGCAAAGGACCCGATCTCCACGGGCTGCGGGAGGAAGCGCAACGGCTCCGCACGAACCTAGAGGGATACGCCGAGGACGCCGGAGCCGGCCGGCTGAGCCGCCACGAGTTCTACGCAATGCGGGAGTCCGCGGACCGTCGGCTAGGAGAGATTAACCGCGACCTCGCCGAGGCCGGACGGTCGGACGTAATGGCGCAATTTACCGGGATCACCAGAGACCCCGCCGAAGTGTGGGAGACGCTGTCCCTATCGGGCAAACGAGCAGCCATTGACGCGCTAGCCGTCGTGCGGGTCTTCCCCGGCAAGAAAGGACGGCCGGCGGGTGGCCTCTTTGACTCCGACAGTGTGCTCATCGACTGGCGGAGCTAGCGCAGTGAGAGACCCGCCTGACCAGCGACTATGCCGCCGTGTATGACCCGAATACGCTTCGTGTCGCTAACGGAGCAACGAGCGTACGCCGCGTGCTAGTTTGATTAAACAACAACAGATCCGCCTTACGGAAAACGGGAACTCGCCGCGGGACGCCGCACGGAGTTCTTGAGCACGGAGGGAGGCGCCCTACCTAAAAAGAGGTTCCCCACCGTGCCCATGAATACCCGTGAACGAGCAGCTATCGGCGGACGCGCCCGCGCTGCGAAACTCACCGCCGAGCAACGCAAGGAATCGTCGAGTCGCGCGCACCTGGCCTCATGCGTCGCACGAGTCGTCGCCAGCGCCCCCGAGCTCAACGCTGACCAGACCGCGCAGCTTCGCGCCATCTTCGCGCCAGCCTCCCAGGAGGCGACGCTGCGATGACCACAAAAAAGAGCGGCGGCCCTCCCGTCAGAGGAACCGCCGCCACCAGCAAGACCTACCCCCATCAAGAAGTGGGTCGCCGTCGTGAGGGTAGCGCGGCACGTCGACAGTCGGTAGACGGAACGGACCCCGCATACGCTGCGGAGGAGTGGCGCCCCGTTGTTGGCTTCGAGGACAGCTACGCCGTCAGTGACCGGGGCCGGGTGCGATCTGTCGACCGCCTCGTCGAAGTCCTTAGCGGTCCCCGTGCTGGTGAGGTGCGGCTCCAGCGGGGCAGGCTCCTGCGGCAGTTCCCAGCTAAGGGCCGTCATCAGGTGACGCTGTGCCTGGCCGGTGTCCGGTCCCTCGTGGGGGTACATCAGCTCGTTGCCGCGGCATTCCTCGGCCCACGGCCACCTGGGCAGGTTGTTCGGCACCTCGACGACGTCCACGCGCACAACTGGGTCGGCAACCTCGCGTACGGCACCCATGCTGACAACAGTCAGGACGCTCTACGCAACGGCAGGCACCCGAAGGCAGCGTCGATGTGCTGCAAGCGCCAGCACGTCCTAGGAGGTCGCAACCTCCGCCGGCCCCGGAAGTCCCCGCAGCAGAGGTACTGCGTCGCGTGCGGGAGAGCGTCCGCGTCCGTCTACCGGACCGGTGGCACCGAAGCGGACCTCCGACACCTCGCTGATCGCAAGTACCTCGACCTTATGGCCGGGGACTGGCCTGGCGCCGAGTACACCGACGCCCTGATCGAGGTGGCCTCGTGAGCATCGAGGTGATGACCCTCGTCTGGAAATCCGACGTCCAGCCCGTGAACGCCCGGATGACGCTCCTCGCGCTAGCCGACAACGCCAACGACCGCGGCTTGTGTTGGCCGTCCACCGCGCATCTCGCCGGTAAAACCGGATTGTCCCGCCGGACCGTGTTCCGTGTCCTCGCCCAGCTATCCGAGGAAGGTCTGATCGAGCGACTCGCTCGCACTCACCCCAGCGGTGCCCAAGCTGCCAGCGCCTACCGGATCGACGTCGAGGCGTTGCGGGCTCGCCGGCACGAGCTACCCGACCACGACGAGGAGACAGCTGACCTCGAACGCCGCTTCGCCGCGGCAGCAGGGGTGCCCGCTGGTCACCCCCCTATGACAGCAGTGTCACCCCCCCTATGACACACAGACATAGCCCCCATGACACTGCTGGCACACAAGAACCGTCATTAGAACCATCAGTAGAACCATCACTAGAACCATCAGAAGCAACCCCTTTGATCACCGCTGTCGCGGCGACCGATGCGGATCTGCAGCCCGACGAGCCCACACTGCCAGGCATGCCCGCTACCGCTTCTAAGGCGAAGTCAAAACCCGGCCACGACGAGGCAGGGCAGGCCTTTGAGCAGTGGTGGCGGGTCTACCCCCGGAAAACCGGGAAGATCGCCGCACGGAAGCAGTGGGACACCGTGCTACGTAAGAGCCTGACCGACGTCGAAACCCTGATCCTCGGAGCGAAGCGGTACGCGGCCGCTGTCGAGGGCTCCCAGTTCGTCAAGTACCCGAAGACCTGGCTCAGTGACGGGTGCTGGGACGACGAGGTCGTGCCGCCCTCCGACATCCGGCCCGCTGCCAGTAACCGCTACCAGCCTTACCGCGACGACCCCGACGAAGACGCCTACACGGGACCGATCGAGTGACGGGTGTGACGGGTTTCCCAGGAGTTCCCCGCGTGTACGTACGGGAAAGTTCGGCAGACCCGTCACACCCGTCACCTTTCACATAACCCCAGGTCAAAGACTCGCTACCCGAACCGCTCGACAGCCCCGGTACCCGCGTGGGCACTCGTGCAATACCTATGTATGCTAAGACTCATGCGAAAGACGCACGCTCAAGTCCAGGTGGCCATGGCCCTCTTGGAGAACCCCACGGACCGACACTGGGGTTATGAGCTGTCCCGGAAGGCCGGCGTCCGATCCGGGGTGCTCTACCCGATGTTGACGCGGTTCCTCGATGAGGGCTTGGTCGAGGATGGCTGGGAGGATCCGGCCACGATTAGCGGTCGCCCACCTCGGCGGTACTACGAGCTGACCGACAAAGGCCGGATGGTGCTCGGCGGAGTGCTCGAAGAGGCCCGCAGCGACGCGCGGTTCACCAGCCTCGGCTGGCGGTTCGCGTGATGACCGAGCTGCTGAAAGCGCTCACATCGCCGTGGAATTTTCTCTTGGTAGTCCTCGTATTCGGGCTCGCCCCCGGACTCTGCCTCCGAGTGATCGTTCTCGCCTACCCCCGCGACGATCCCCGCCGTGAGGAGCTGATCGCGGAGCTGTACGGCGTGCCTCGGATCACGCGGCCACTGTGGGTCGCGGAGCAGCTAGAGGTTGCGCTGTTCGAGGGACTGGCACACCGCGTATCGGCAGCCATCCGGCGGCGCACTGTCCGACGACGGGCACCAGCAAATACCAACCGGCTTGGCCCAGGGTGGATCACGGTCATAATGTCGTGCAATGTAATGGCGGCCAGTTTCACATTCTTGCTGACCAGAGAGGGGTTCGTGGGCGAAACCTTTAGCATGAGACTGGCGGTCATCCTTTTGACGGCGTTCGCGAGTGCAATATTGTTACTGACATTGTGGCGGGGGTTCGCCTGGCTTCGCGGTCTATGGAGCAGGCGCGATCGAACCGGGTGATGCGGACCGTGTGGGACTCCATGCGGTGGGGCGGCGCTCGCGGTCGTAACTGACGCTGACACGCTGATCGCTGGTGTTTGAACGTCGCCTCGCGCGAGGCATGATGCGCAGCACGGTCGCTTTCCACGTCCCTGCCGGGCTGTTGTTGGCGACTGCGGACCCTCCCCGGGTGTGCTCCGTGCCGGTGCTGCGCCCGGGGAGGGCACCTGACGGACCTTCTGACGACTGCAGACAACCTCAGAAGTTGTCTGCAGTCAGGTACCGACCGTGATCGTCCACTCGTAGGTGCAGGCGAAGCAGTCCCAGTAGTCGACGTTGATCCGGGTACCCACCCAGTGCGCCGCGTCCGGCTCCCCGCAGCGGGGGCATAGCTCGGCGTCCACGGTCGCGATAAGTGGGGCGATGGACACGGTAGGTGCGGTGCTGGTCATGGTTGGCCTCCTCGCCGGTCCTCCCCCTCACCCGATACAGGCGGCAATTAGCACCGCCCGGAGCCCGTCAAGAGCCGCGCAGCGGTCCGAAGGACGGTTCCGTGCGGGGGAGGGGCCCCGTGCGGGTTCGCTCTTGACGGGTGAGGACGGTGTTAAACGATCCCCGCCAGGGTGAGAGGGGTAGAAGAGCAGCACGCCGGAGGCGTTCCACGCGGGTTACCTCCCGGCTGCTGTCCTACCGGCGTGTCACACTCGAACACGTGGACGTGTCGCAGGCCCTCCCGCGAGTCCCAGCGCAAACCCTCGGACGCGCATCCCGCGCTGACTTCGGTCGCGTTTGGGAAGCCGCCGAGGCACTCAACGTCGCCCCCGGGCCCGAGGACTACTACCTCGCCGGCGTCGTCCGCACCCTGCGTTGGCTCGCCCGGCAAGGGCACCGCACACCCGTCACCCGCGCTGTGCGCTCCGCCATGCCAGAGGTGAACGAGGCCGAATACATGGCCGCTCTCGCCGCTTCCCGCTCGACGAAGCTCCACCCCATGCGCGTCGGTATCGCCCGGGGCACCGTGGCGGTACTCGGGTGGCTCTACCACGGCCAACCCGAGCCCGCCCTCCCCGCGCTGAGCGACGCAGGCTGAGCTACCACTCCCAGGACGCGACGGGGTGATCCTCGGTCGCTTCTGCGTCCGCGAGGGCCTGATCCGCCGCATGCCACTGCCCGAGCCGACCGGCGTGCTCCTCGGCTTCGCGCGCTGCCTCCCACGCCACCCGCTGCGCCATCTCCTCCAACGCCCGGTGAGCCTCCTCGACGGCCTGCCGGGTCGTGTCCACGTCCGGCACCCGCGTCCAGCCCTCGGAGTTCTCGTCGAAGGCAGGATCGCCGGCGGCCGCGCCGCGAATGTCGGGGACCGGGATCTCCGCGACCATCACGGGACGCTCCTCGACCGGCGTCTCCCGCTCGACCGCGAGCTCGTCGACGTCCGCGTCGGTGACCACCTGCAGCGGCTCCTCAACCGCACGCTCCTCGCGGTGCGCAGTAAGCCACTCCTCCGCCGTGACCCGCTCGTCGGCTGAGTCCGGGTCGATACCCCGCGACGCCAACTCAAGCCGCGCCCGGTCCGCGTGGTACCTCGTCACCGCGGTGTGCACGAACCACTCCGCGCGCACGTTATCCGCTGCGAGCAACGCCGCGGCCTGCTCCTGCAGCACCACAGCACGCGCATCCGCGGCCGCTGCCTCCCCTGCCAGCCGGGTCCGCTCCGTCTGGTCGTCGCTGACCTCCGCGCGGACCCCGAGCAGAGTCGCGTCCGCTTGAGCGTCTTCCGCCGCGCGTGCCGTCCCGCCCGCGTCCTTCGCCACGTACGGCGGAGCCCACGCGAGCTCCCGCTCGTAGGCCCGCACCTGCACCCGGAGGGCACCGTCGGACAGCTCCCACTCCTCGCGGGTGTCTTCCGGGCAGCCCAGAGCCCGATACGACGCGCGCCAGGAGGCGTACTCCTCGACCCGTTGACGTGGCGGGGCACCTGGCAGGGCGACCGCGTCGTCGGTGTGCGCGGCGTGCTCCCGATGCGCAGCGACAACGCCGGCGCGCTCCACCCACTCCGCGCGCTCGTCACGACCGTCTGGGACGAGCCCGAACGCTTCGACCGCCCACTGCGGGCCCTCCTGCGCTGCCTGCTCCCCGAGCTCGTCGCGCCGGTGGTGCGCGGCTTGCGCAAGGTCGTCGAGGTGCTGCTGGTACGCCGGGTCCGCGACCTTCGGCACCCAGTCAGCGGGACTGTCACCCGCCGGGTCGAGGTCGACTCGGTCGGTGATCCGGTGGTGCAGGACGCTCGCAATGCTCCGGGCGTTGCCGAGTTCCCGCTCCACCACCGCGCCCGTGAGGACGTCCAGCGGGTCATGCCCGGCGACCTCGGCTTGCCGGAGCACCCGGGAGAGCGTCGCGGTGTTCTCGTCGAGGGTCAGTGCCATGCGCTGCGACTCGGAGATCACGTCTCGGTCGAGGAGGTGGTCGAGCAGGGCCTCAGTCCGACCCACGGCTTGCCGCTCGGCGACCTCGGCCAGCCGCTCCATAGCGGTCCGCACGGACCTCATTTCTCGAGAAGACTCCTCCGCCTCGACCAGCGCAGCGCGGTCACCACTGCCGTCCTCATGGGAGCGGTCGAGCACGGCCAGCGGGTCGACTCGCTCGATCGTCTGCCCCGGCCGCACATCGGTCGCGTCGGCGATGGTCTGCACGTACGCGGTGTTCGAGTCCCGCCCGCGGGTCATCTCGACGTACTGCGCGGATCGGCCGGTGTTCGAGGTGGCTACGGAGTGGCTGGTGTCGACGGTGGTGCCCTCGACGGAGTGCACGGTGCTCGCGTAGCCGAGCGCGAGATCCTTCGCGACGTACTCCGCGGGCAGGACGAGACGGTCGCCGAGCTGCTCACCGTCCGCGCCATGGCCGGCCACGTGGGCGACGTCGAGCCCGCCGTCGGCCCGCACGCCGAGGACGCGGTACTGCTCCCGGGTGACCGGGCCTCGCCGGTTCCCCTCGTGCCCGGCCAGCTCCCACGCCAGCCGCCGTGCCTCGACGAGATCCCCGACGCCGGCCGTGGTGCCCTGCCGACCGAGCGTCACCCCGTGCTCCGTGACCTTCCCGAGCTCGACGAGCTCCGCGCGAACCCGAGCGGACACCTCCGCTGCCTGATCGTTGGTGTCGACCAGCAGCCGCGTGTCCCGACCGGTGAGGTAGTCCGCGAGGTACCCCTTCACTGCCGCACCTGCAGCGTCCGCGTACGTGCCCCCGTCGACGATCCGCCCGTGCTTGCGGTACTCCACCAACGCCGACACATCGCCCTCGCGGAGCCGCAACCCCGCCGCTGCCTCCCACTCGTGCGTGAACCGACGAGGCTCCGTCAACCGGTAGGAGATCCCGGTCGCCTCGACCATGCTCATCGCCCCACCTGCACCGACCGCGGCCAACTGCCGGTGGTCACCCGCGAGGAGCAGCTTCGCCCCGGCCGCGTGCACGTGCTCCCGGATCGCTGCGACGGCCGGTGTGTTCGCCATCGACGACTCGTCCAGCACAACCAAATCACCGGCCCGTAGCGCGAGACCCTGATCGGCGGGGTTGGTGCCGCCGCCGGCGAGACGTTCCTGCGCGTTGAGCCACGCGGTCACATTGCGCGCGGTGAGACCCACCTCCGCGAGCTCCTCCGTGGCGATCTGAGCGGTGGCCAGCCCGAAACACCGCTGCCGCGCACCACCCCATAGGCCGGGGTCCGTCCACGCCCGGGCCACCGCACCCACCACCCGGGTCTTACCGGTCCCGGCGGGCCCGACGAGCGACTCGACGTACGCACCGGAGGTCAGGATCCCCTCGATCGCCGCTGCCTGATCTTTCGCGAGCACGAAGCCCGTCTCCGTGAGGGACGCGGTGAAGAACGCCGCCAGCTCCGCGTTAGTCGCCGTGGCGCCGCGCTCAACGCTCGCAGCGCGGATAGCCCGCTCGGACCGTAGGTGGTCATTCGAGGCGTACAGCTCCGTACCGGGCCGCTGATGACTCGACAACCCGTTCGCTAACCGCTCCGCGTCCGGCAACGTCGCCGCACCGGGCGCCTCAGCGGTCAGCTTCGAGCAGTGCTCCCCGATGCCCTCACCGGCCAGCCCGGACACGAGCTCCTCGACCTCCGCGGCAGTGAGCCCACCCAGGTAGTCAGGCAACGCGGAGTCAACGGCCCGGATCACGTCGGCCTCATGGAACCGTGACTGCACCGCTTGTGCCTTCGCGACCGCCATCTCCCGGACCGCTTTCGGGTCGAACTCGCCGGCGACCTGCTCACGGTCAGCCGCCCGCAACGCAGCCCACGCGACACCCGCGAGCCCACTGTCGACGTCCGCGAGGAGACCATCGGAGGTCTCCCGGACCATCCGATCCCACCGGGCGAGCCGCTCGTCGACCGTCTCCCCGGCGTGCTCTTTACCCGGCCGCGTCGCGAGGGTCGCGACCTTCGACAGCCGGTACAGCTCCAAGGCGTTCGGGGCCCGCCCGCGCTGCGCCTCGAACCGCTCGACGAGCTGCGCCGTCTTCGGTGTGATCGCCCGGGTACGAGACGAGAACAGGTCGATCACCCGCTGATCGACACCCACGATCTCCCGGGCCTGCCCGTCTGGCCGCTCCGCGACGGTCACGCCGAGCGTGCTCACCAACCGCTCGAACATGACCCGGTCACCGATCGCCCCTGCAGCGCCCTTGTGCAGCTTGACGGCGTCCCAGTCGATCGCCCGCCACTTCCCGTCCGGGCCCTGCACCTTGTTCAGGATCGCGTTGTGGATGTGGAGCTGCGGGTCGTGGTTGCGGGAGTCGTGCTGAAAGAACGACGCGACGGTCCATGCGTGGGCGTCTTGCCAGGTGCCGCTGGCTGGCCCGTGGTGCCCGGTGCGGGTGTACCCCCCGTGGCGCGCGAGGTAGTCGACCGACGCCGCGCTGCCCACCCGGACGGCGTCCTCGACGGCCCGCCGGTGTGCCGCCCATTGCAGGGCAGCGTCGAGGTCACCTCTGGCCCGGGCTTGCATCTCCTGCGCCTCGAACGCGAAGAACAGCACCGTGACCGACTTCGGTGGCGAGAACGTCGCGTCGTAGAACGCCACGGTCTCCCGCGCTTCCTTCCCCGCCGAGACGCGCATGAGTTCCCGCTCCTCCGCCGAGGCGTGCGGGTTGGCCTCCAACTTCCGCGCGTACAGCTCCTCGGCCTTCGAGTAGTTCCGCCGCGCGTTACCGAGCACGGTCTCCCCGTCCCGTGGGTCGAGGAACTGCCCGTAGAGGCCTGCGATCACCTCGGCGTTGACCTCACCGGCCAGCCCGAGCGCCGTCGCACCCAGCCCGGACCACACACCGGGAGGCTCACCGGCGGCTACGGCGTCGCTGTAATAGGCCTCGCGACCAGCGGCAACCGACTCCGTGAGGTAGTCGATGGAGTGCCCGATAGAGAAGCTCAACACGGAGCGTCACCGCCTTTGATCTGCCCGCAAGCGCAGCGCCGCGGGGGGTTCGGTTGGCCGACGGATCGGTGATGCATGGGTCTGTGCTCTGTTCTGGCGATCTTGGTGTGTGTCTTGGTGGTGTTCTCTGTGCTCTCTGGTCTTGGTGTCGTGTTGCGCTCTGTAACTAGTTCGTGGTGTCTGGTCTTGCGCTGCTGATGACTGTGAGTTGTGTCTGCTGGTGGTGTGCTGGTGATGCTGGTGTCCTCGTCGTGGTGGTCGGCTCGGTCGTTGGAGTGCTGGTCTGGTCTTGTGCCGCTGAGTTGCCGAGGTGTTCTGGTGTCGAGCTGGTGGCCGTGCGTGAGGTGGTGGCTACAGCGGGCCTCTGGTGGATGGGACGGCACCCGGGAGCAGGTCTGCTGGGCTCAGACGGGCTCTCAGGGCCTCATCGCGTCCAGCGCGGCGGAGTGTGATCACTGGCCCTCCTCGACGTCCGGGTCTGAGTAAGCCGAAGGGCCGACCCCCGGGAGGTCTGGCTGCGCACCCCGTGGGACCGGCCCTGCGTCGCTCTGGTCGTTCGCCCGCTCCCCGGCTAGTCGACCGGTCGCGGGTGGGTGGGCAGCGGGTGGCGCGGGTGAATCGCCCGCCTCATCGCCCGCCCGGTCGCCCGGGCACCCAGCGGGAGAGGAGCGGCGTCACCCACCGCCCACCCGGTAGGTCACCCACAACCGCACAAGCACCCGGCCGCGTCCAGTCGACCGACCGCCGCCCGGTTCGCCCGGTCGATTACGCGGAGGGACTCACCCGGGAACCCACACCCGCAGGTGTCAGGGTCGTCCCAGTCGCCCCACCCGCAGCCGCACCCAGCGGTCGGGCGGGTGACGGCGGGTGACGCGGTGAGCTGCGGGGATGCGCCGGTCCGTACGTCGGTCGCGTTCATGGTTGGCACCTTTCTCGATTGACGGGGGATAGCGGTAGATCGACCGCCCGGAGTGGGCGATCTATGACCCGCCCACCTACTGCCCGGGCGAAACGGGCGGTCGAGGGTGGAGTCGGTCGATGGGTGACCCGGCGGGTGATGGTCGACCGACCGGTCGATGGTCGAGCGGGAGACCCGGGCGGGCGATGGGAGACCGAGCGGGCGGTCGATCTCCCGCTGACGTCGCCCGCTCATCCCAACCACTCCCCGAGAAGGTCGAATAGTGCGGTCGCGGCGGTCTCATCGAGGACGACCACGCACCCGCCAGTGACGTGCGGGTCGAGGACGATCTCGCCATCCGGGGTCTTGGCGACCCCGAGGTTGCAGAATCCTCGGCACCCGCCGTGCGTCTGGCACGTGCTGGGAATCGTCCGGCGGTTGCGGTCTCGTGGGGGTAGCTCACCCATCACTGCCACCTCTCGCCGTTGTTCGTATCGACCACGAATCAACCTTAATTTACCCATGACACTAGCAGGTTGAACTGGGATAAAATTGGTTCAAACGTGGTATAGATGACAGCGGAGCGGGAGGTCAGCCACGATGGCGACGGTTCGGCCAACATTCGACCGAGAGGACCTCGATGAAGCTCACACTGCTGGCAAAGGACAACTCCTCAGGCCGGGAGGGCTGCCCGTCGGTCTACTGCGCCGAGGATGGCTCGCTGGTCGTACAGGGAGACCTGCTGGACTCGACGACCGAGGCGAACCTGCTCAACGTGCTGCCCGGCGAAGGCGCGGTACGCATCAAGCCGGAGATCGTGCGCGAAGCACTCGCTCGCTTGACGTGATGCTGCCGGGTGTTGCGGAGCTGCGTGAGCAATTCCGCACCTTCCGGTACTCAGCGTTCCGCCTAGAAACCTTGCAGGCCTACGCCGGCTCCGACGAGGACCCCGCGCGGCTCGCCTTCCAGCGGGGCGACCTAACACCGCCCCCAGACCCACACCAGGAACAGTGGCTCGCCATGCTCCGCGGACACCGCGACGCCGGCCGTACCCAACAGCGGGTGCACATCGTGCGCGAGCCACTGTCCGATTACCTGGCATTCGAGCTCACCTGGGAATACGGCCCCCATGTGGCCGCGGGAGAGGACATCCGCATCATCCCGGTCACCGACACATGGCCCGTCGACGTGCCCGGCAGGGACTTCTGGCTGTTCGACTCCCAGCAATTGTTCGATCTGAACTACGACGTGGCCGGCAACTGGCTCGGCGTCCAACACAACACAGACCCGGTAGCGGTAGCGCGTGCGGGTTTCGTCCGTGATGCCGCGCTTCACCAGTCCACGCCCTGGGCTGACTACATGGCGACTAAACCTGCGTTGCTGCAACGGCTGCCGAGGGGTGATGACGATGCCTAAGGTCAGCCCGCCACGTGCCGCGCTCGGCGCGCGACTGCAAGAACTCCGCGCGAGCAAGTTCCGCTCCGGTGCCGCACTGGCCCGTCAGCTCGGTTGGGTGCAGACCCGCGTCAACAAGCTGGAGCACGGCTACCAGCTCCCCAGCCCCGCAGACCTAGACGCTTGGGTAGCGGCCACCGGATCCGGTCCCGACGTTCGTGCCGAGCTGGGAAACCTGCTCACACAAGCGCGGGTCTCGTACACCTCATGGACCGAGGTTTATCGGTCAGGTGGCATCGCCGACTGGCAAGCCGACATCGCAACGTCAGAAGCGCAAGCGGGGACGCTCTGCGGGTACCAGCCGTCAATGATCCCGGGCCTACTGCAAACCGTGGCCTACGCCAGAGAGCTGCTCACGATCCCCGGCGGACCTGTGCTCACAGGCGCGTCGGCTGAGCAGATCGACGCCCTGATCGCCGAGCGGATCAAACGTCAAGGGCTGCTGTACGAGCCCGGTCGACGAGTGCAGGTGGTGCTTGGTCAGGCCGCGCTCACCGTGCATTTCGGATCCGTCGAGACTCTGCACGCACAGCTGGACCGTTTAATAGCCCTGTCCGATCTCCCGTCTGTCGACCTGCGGGTGCTGCCCGCCGCAGTGGCGTCACCGGTCATGCCCCTGTCTGGCTTCTGGCTTGACGAGGCGGGGGTCTACATCGAGACGTTGAAGGGGGAGCAGACCTTGACTGGCCAGGACGATCTCGCCATGTTCCGCAAGGCCTTCGATCTGCTCCACGCCGCGTCCGCCGGCGGCCGGGACGCAGTGGCCCTGATCCAGCGTGTCGCCGCTGAGTCACGAGGGCTAAACGCTCTCTCCTAGCGCCGTCGCGCCGCTCGGCGTCCGCATGGCCGGCTAGGGGACGGAGGGGCAGGTCGGGCCCAACCCCCCATACGAGGTGATCTTTCACCTGCGTGACGGATCGACGCCTCGATCACACGCCCGCACGATTAGTTCAGTTCTACGACGGTTCCCTCCATGATCCCCGCTGGCCCGGAATCTCGCGAAACGTGGACACCGTGCGCGGTGGCTCCTGGGAGAGGGAGGAACGCGGTAATGGCGGGCTTCAATCCTGGTCAGTCCAGAGGTCCCGGGGGTCAATGGAACGGTAATAATACCGTGGCCAAGGGAGTGGCTGGGACCCTTGTGGCATTGACGCTCGCTGGTGGCGACGCGGGCGCCGCTACCTCGGCGGGCGCATCACTTGAGTCCGGCATTCCCAGGGCCTCCAGAGGCCAGGCTCAAGCACGCACCAGCATCACCGACATCACCAGGGATACCATCCGCGTGACTGGCCGCCTGGAAAAAATGGGCCGATATCGCGCTACGTATGAGACGTCGGTCGACGACAGCCAATGCGCCTCTCATTCCTACGGTGCAATCCACCAGTTCTTCACCACACACCAGTGTCGCTCTCTCACCCGCGGGTTTGTCGAACTCCGGGATAAGAAGTACGTGATCCTGATCGTGATCGCAACGGTCGACATGCCCGATTACGCCACCGCGACGGAACTCCACACGCTGCTCTTTGACACAGAGAATGGGGGCATCACCCAGCTATCCCAGGAACGGGGACGATACCGCTGGGTTACCTTCACCCACGCACCTAGATGGTGGAGCCGGGAAGAGACCACCCTGACCATCGTCCAGGGGCAACCGGTCGGTAGCACACCCGGTGCTGCCGTCATCGAAGCCCTCATCACCTACTACGTGGCCAGCTTGGGCTAGTCGGAACGCTGAGCGAGGTGACCGCGCGTCGATCTACACCCTCCGTATAGGGAACGCGACGTAGCGTATGTTTCCAACAACCGGTGAAAACCCGGCATGCACCCGGTGAGGTGACAATGCCCCCCAGACGTCGCGGCGGTGAAGCGAAGCGGGTCAAGTCCGAAGCGCAGATCGCCGAGGAACAGGTCCGCTGCTACGAGCTCAAACTCTCCGGGCTGAGCTACCTACGGATCTCCGGGGAGACCGGACTGTCCGTCGGGACGGTGCACAACCGGATACAGGCCCGCAGCGCGCAGCGCGTCGACCCCCTCGCCGAGGAACACCGCGCGATCGAGCTCGACCGGCTCGACCGGTGGTTAGAGAAGCTCGACGCGCAGATCCAAGCCGGTGAAGCCGTCGCCCGAAACGTCGAGGTCGCCGTCAAGGTCTCCGAGCGTCGCTCGAAGCTCCTCGGCATGGACTCTGCAGACAAGCTCGAAGTGACCACCACCGAAGTCACTCAAGCCGATTTGGAGCTCGCCGAGCTCCTACGGGAAGCGAAAGCCCGCAACGCGGCGCAAGAGTCAGCACTCGGCAGCGGATAGCCCCGCGTGACCACGGCCGTTGCCCTCGACCACATCGCACCCGCCCCGCCAGTAGAGCCCGGGTTCGACTGGCTCACCTACCTGTGCAGCTTCGACGAGCGGCTCCTCACCAGTCCCGAAGGTCGGCGCACCCTCACTCGGCATGACCCGCTGCTCTGGGCGTTGTTGTACTTCCGGCACCACCTCCGGTCATCCGAGACCGGGGACCGGATCAGTTTTTCCCAGTTCCACCTTGACCTATGCGAACGGGCGAAGCGATGGGCGAGGAAAGACCTCGCACCGGGGGAGATCCGGGAAGCGTGGGTCGCGCCCCGCGGGTCAGGTAAGAGCTCCTGGCTCTTCCTCATCCTGCCGCTCTGGGCCCTCGCCCACGGCCACCGCTCCTACGTCATGGCCTTCACCGACTCCGGTGGGCAGGGGGAGCAGCACCTCACGAGCGTCAAGGGGGAGCTCGACGGCAACACCCTCCTCCGCCGCGACTTCCCCAACTTGTGCCGCGCGGCCGCCCGCCAGCGCGGCACCGCAGTCGCCGACAACCGCTCCCTATTCATCGCCCGATCCGGCGCGGTGTTCTCCGCGAAGGGCATCGACTCGTCATCGCTCGGAGCGAAGGTCGGCAACAAACGCCCCGACTTGCTCCTCTTCGACGACGTCGAGCCCGACGCCTCGAACTACTCCGCGTACCAGAAAGAGAAGCGGCTCGCGACGATCCTTAACGCCGTCTTCCCCATGAACGACCGGGCAGTCGTGCAGATCGTCGGCACGACCACGATGACCGGCAGCATCATCCACGACCTCGTAAAGACTGTGACCCTGCCCGGTGAGCCGCCGGCGGAGTGGATCCTCGACGAGCGCGTCGTGACCTACCTCTACCCGGCGATTCAGGTACTCGACGACGGCAGCGAGCGGTCGATGTGGCCTCAGCGGTGGCCTCTAGCGTTCCTCCTGTCGATCCGGCACACCCGCGCGTACCGCCTGAACTACGCGAACGACCCCATGGCCGCCGACGGCGACTATTGGGGCCCCGAAGACTTCGCCTACCGCACACCCGTCCCGCTCACCCACCAGATGTTGAGCATCGACCCCGCGGTGACGAGCAAAAAGAAGAGCGACTACACCGCCCTCGCAGTGATCGGCTACAGCAAACCCCGCCGGGAATGCGTGGTCCGCTACGGCCGCGCGTTCCGCATCTCACCCGGCGAGGAGCTCCGGCTGCTCGTTCTCCGCACCCTCGAAGCGTTCCCCGATGTCTCCGGTGTGGTCGTCGAAACCAATCAGGGGGGCGACGCCTGGCGCGCGATCCTCCATGGCCTCCCGGTGCCGATTAAGACGGTTCACCAGAGCGAACCGAAGGAAGTCCGGGCCGCTCGGCTGCTCAACCACTACCAGCGTCGGCGCGTCGTCCACGAACAACGCCTACACGCGGTCGAAGAGCAGATGATCGGATTCCCGAAAGCACCAAACGACGACCTCGTCGACGCCGTCGGCACCGGCGTGACCGTGTTCCTCGGCAGGAAACGCACCGCCGGGATCACCACTAGCAGCTACGTCGCATAGGAGAACGTGATGACGATCGCCGTGGACGGCCCCCTCGCCGTAGCTGGTGCTGAGATCGCCGAAGACCGGGTCGGGGACCTCATGGCCGGCCTCGACGAGCTCGACGACGCCACCCCCGGATACGTGCGGGCCGCGGCCTACTACGCCGGCGACGTCCCCGAGTTCTTCGCGTCCGCGCGTCTCCGCCGGGCCATGGCCGCTACCGGCGCGGCGTTCCATTTCAACTTCGCGAAGATCCCCGTCGACGCCGTCGTCGAACGGCTCCGCCTCGCCGCGGTCACCTGCACCGACGCGACCGCCGATAAGGCACTGCGGGACATCTGGCTCCGAAACAAGATCGCTCTACAGTCCCGGCAGGTCATACGCCGGGCCTGCGAGTTCGGCGACGCTTACGTGATCGTCTGGCCAAACCCCGACGACGACGGTATCGACATCCTCTACAACTCCCCGCGCTGCATGCGGGTGATCTACGACGAGGAAAACCCGCTCCGAAAGTCCTACGCGGTCAAACGGTGGACCGACGGAGACCGGATCCGCGTCGATCTGTATTACCCGGACCGGATCGAGAAGTGGGTCACGAAGCCCAAAGCGAAGGGCGACAAACCCGGCGATTGGATCGAGCACGTCGACGAGCTCGGCGACTCCTGGCCGTACGACAACCCGTTCGGCGAGATCCCCGTCTTTCACTTCCGCACCGACCAGCCCTACGGCGTCCCCGAACATCACGGGTTCTACGGCCCGCAGGACGCGATCCACAAACTGATCCTGTCCCACATGGCCGGAGTCGACTACCAGGCGTTCCCGCAGCGGTACGCCCTGCTCCACCCCGACACCGACAGTTCCGAAGCCGCCGCGGAAGACGAGGATCTGTTCGCCTTCGCCGATGAGGGCACCGGCGCGACCGTTCCGCCAGCCGGTGAGGCCCGCTCGCAGTACACCGCTGACCCCGGGTCGCTTTGGACCATGAGGGGCACAGCAAGCGTCGGCCAGTTCCAAACCGCTGATCATGCGAACTTCACGGAGCCGATGCTCACCTACCTCCGCATGGGCTCCGAGGTCACGAACACGCCCCTGCACCGGGTCGACCCCACCGGGGACCACCCGTCCGGCGAGTCCCTCCGCACCGCGGAGGCACCGTTCGTCCACAAGGTCGAAGACCGGCAGCTCTCATTCGGCGATACATGGCGGGAGCTGTTCGGGTGCGCGCTGCGGATGGCCGGCTACGGCTCCGCCGAGGTCACCGTCCGGTGGACACCAGCGCAGACCGTGAACGACCTCGAAGGCTGGCAGACCGTGGCCTCGAAGCTCGACGCCGGTGTCCCACCCGCGCAGGCGTTCCTCGAAGCCGGCTACTCCGACGAGCAGGTCGACGCATGGTTCGGGGCAGACGGTTGGAAACCCCGGCCCCGACTGGCGCCTGCACCGCCACCCCCGCCCGGTAACGCACCGTAGCCTCACATCACGGAAGGAATGGAGAGCACATGGCCGCCGACACCGACACCGACGACGACACGATCGACACCGGAGGCGACGACACCGGAGCCGACAACAGCACCGACTCCGCCAGCGGCACCGACTGGAAACCACCGTCGAAAGACGAATGGGACCGGCAACAGCGGGCCCTGACGAAGGCCAACGCCGAAGCAAAGACCCGGCGCGAGGCCCTCCAAGCCCTGCAACGCAAGACGGAAGACGAGACGGGCAAAGCCGCCCGGGAGCAAGCCGAGGCAGCCGAGAAGCGATACAAGCCCGTAGCCGTCCGCTCGGCCGCTAAGGCAGCGTTCCTCGAAGCCGGCCTGCAGGGTGGGACACCGGAGCGCATCGCGAAGCTCGTCCGCATGCTCGACCTCGACGCTATCGACGTCGACGCGGACGGTGACGTCACTGGCCTCGACGCGCAAGTCGCCGCGGTGAAAGCCGAAATCCCGGAGCTGTTCACCGTTCAGGATAAGAAACCGCCGAAGGTGACCGTCGGCGATAAGTCGGGCACGAACGGGAAACCGAAGCGGTCGAGCGATCTGCTCGCCGCACGAGTTCTAGGAGGGTGACTATGGCCATTACCGGACGGAATTGGTACGAGGTATTCCTCCTCGTGCTCACTGCGCTATGGGCCATCGCGGGGTGGGTGACCGGCTCCGAGGGGCAGGAGATCGCCCTCACGTTCCCCGCGTGGGCCCGAGACCTCTGGTACGGCGGGCTCCTCGTCTGCTCCCTCGTCGCACTGGCTGGGATCGTCGCCGGCACGGTGACCGGGCTCCTCATCGAACGGGCCGCCCTGTTCTTCCTCGCCGGGCTGTGCGGTGGCTACGGGCTCGTGTTCTTCGCGAAGGCCGGAGTCGCTGACCCGGTGCATGCCGCTTATGTCGTGGTCCTCGTGCTGGCCTACGCCGGCGTGAACCTGACCCGCGCGCTCCAAGTCCGTCGGGACCTCGACCTCCTACGCCGTGGGCTGTGCCACCTGGCAGGCCCGGAGGGAGCCCCCGCGTGTTAGTGACACTCCTGCAGGCCCTAGCTGGCCTCGTCGCGCTCGTCGGCGGGGCAGCCGGGCTGACAGCGTTCGCGAAGGTCGGCCCCGAACGCCGGAAGATCACAGCGGAGGCGTACCGGGCCGGGGTCGACTCCGCGCAAGTGCTGGCCACGACCTCGGTTTCCCTGCTCGACCCGTACCTCGATCAGATCAAGTTCCTCCGCTCGGAGCTCGCCGGCGCCCGCAGGGAGATCACCTCACTGCGGACGCAACTGACGACCGTAGAAGCGCAGGTTGCTCGGCTGACCACCGGCCTAGCAACGTAATCACGTAATTGGATCTATGCTCCGCGGCGTGGGCGTCAAGTGTGACGCCACAGGTGAGGCAGCCGGAGTGCTGCGGCAGCCATAGGCGACCCGGATGGGCGCGGAGGCATCCCCCATCCATTCACCGGTCCCGAAGGGCTGTAGGTCATGGCTCGTAACACGATGGAAGCGTGGATTCCCGAGGAGTACGACTCGGCGGTTATCCAGCGCGTCACCCAGGTCTCCGCCGTCGAGGCGTTCGGCCAGCCGGTCCCGATGGGAACGCAGACAAAGTCGGTCCCCCGGTCTGCTGGTGTGGGTGTTGGCATGGTCAGCAAGGGCAGCGCCTACTCCGAGGACGTCAGCTCAAACGACGAGGTCGTCCTGCGTGTCCAGAAGTTCGGTAAGGCCATCCGCATCGCCGAGGAAGACATCGACGATTCCCTCGCCGACGTGATCAACACGAAGCAGTCCGACTGGGCTACCGCGTACGCGAAGACCTTCGACAACGCCTGCCTCGCAGTGACCGCGGCGAAGGCCACCTCCGGGTGTGCCTTCGACTCCCTGTACTACCTGCTCACGCAGACCGACTCGGCGACCAGCTACACCGCGAACGCCAACATCACCCAGACCGCGACCGGCGCGCCGGCGATCACCTACGCGAACCTGTCCGTCGCGGCCGGGATCTACGAAGAGGGCGACTACTTCGACGAGTCCATGTCGCTGGTCATTGCCCACCCGGCCTACAAGAGGCTCCTCCGGGGTGTGCTGGACACCCAGAACCGCCCGATCTTCCAAGAGGGCAGCACCGGTGTCCCCGGTGGTGGTCAGGGCCGCACCGCCGACACGATCTTCGGCTACCCGGCGAAGTGGTCGATCGGTGCGAAGACCGCACCGGCCCCGACGTCGAGCCCGACCGGTAACCCGCTGCTGATCTTCTGCAACCCGATGTACCTCCTACGCGGCATCCGCTCCGGCCCCGAGTCGGTGTTCATCGACGGCCGCAACGGGCTCGCCGCGCTGACCGACGAGTCGATCCTCAAGATGCGGGCACGCCGGGCGTTCGCCCCCGGGGTCGAGCAGGCGTTCTCGATCCTTGAGCAGAGGGCCTGACGGCGATGGCAGACACCAGACCGTCACCGCATAAGCGGGCAGAGACCCGCCCGGAGGTCGACGAGGAGACCGAGACCAGCCCCCGCGAAGAGCAGCACCCCGCGCTCGCCGGCGACGTCGCTGTCGAGGTCGAGGAGCGGTCAGCGGACGGCTCGAAGGGCCGCGGCTACCGGAAGACGTTCGTCGTCGCCGGCCCCGACGAGATCCCTCACGACCACCCCTGCCACGAGGACAACCGGGTCCGCACCTTAGAGGAGGCCGTGCAGCGCGGTCTCCACCCGAAGGGCGAGGCCCGCCTCGTGAGCCGGGAAGTCGTCGAGCGACCACGCCGGGGCATGGTCTCCACCGCGTGCACCTACGAGGTCGACGTGCTCCCCGCAGTGATCGACACAGAGGCGCACACCACCGTTACCCCCTCGTCCGCGGTCACTGAGAAGACCCGCGAGCTCGTCGAGGGCTGAGTCATGGGTCGGGGTGCCCTACCAATACGGCGGCCGGGGCACCCCACCCGCCCAGATAGCGAAGGGAGACACCGGTGACACAAACAACGTGGGCCACCACCGCTGACGTGCTCTCCCTGGCCGGGGCCACGGTCACCGACACCCAGCTCACCCAGGCCAACGGTGTCCTCGAACTACACGCCGGCCGCCTCTACGTCGACGCGATCGCCCGGACTGGCACGAGGGACGCGGAGTGGCTCCGTCGAGCGTGCGCCTATCAAGCGGCGTGGATGCTCTCGCAACCCGATATGTACCAGCGGCTCGACATCACCTCGACCGGCAACGGCGCCGGCAGCGTCGCTCTGAAAGACCACGCACTCACCCTCGCTCCGCTAGCGAAGCGGGCCCTCGCCCGGGTGTCGTGGCTTCGCTCCCGCAGCCTGCACGTCCGCTCCGCGTTCGAGGACGGCCTAGGGCCGCTCTCGCCGGACCCCCTGGCCGAAGTCAACGACGGCTACGAGGCGTGGGAGCCGATCTGATGTACGCCGTAGCGAACTGCCTCATCTCCGTGCTCCGGGGCACCAGCACCGACACGTGGGGCGATCAGGTCGACAACGGCACCGTCGCCGCGTCCGGGATCCCCGCCCGCATCCTCGTCCGCTCCCGGACCGTGTTCGACGAGGCCACCCAGGAGCCCCGCGTCGTGCAGATCGTCTCCGGTGCCGTCGCCTCAACCGCCGACGTCCGGGACGGCGACCAGATCCGCGACGACACCCACGCCGTCACCTACACCGTCCAGTCAGCGACACAACCGAACGGGGTCGGGCTCATCCCCGACCTTGAGCTCGACCTGCAGCGGGTCAAGTAGCCCCGTAAACGGGCTGACCAGCGGTAGGGCAACCGCGCCGTAGAGGCGAGGAGAGGTGGTGCAGGGTGAAGGTCGACTTCGACCCCGGGTGGCGCCGCAACATCGCGCCCGAGCAGGCCGCCCTCCTCGACCACCTCGGCGGGGAGATTACCCAGGACGCCCAAGCCAACGCGCCCGTCCGCACCGGTGCGCTCCGCGACTCCCTGCATCACACCGTCGACGGGGACACCGTCCACGTCGGCTCCGACCTCGACTACGCCGGGTTCGTCGAGGAAGGCACCCGCTACATGGGTGCCGAGCCTTACCTCCGGCCCGCGCTCTACCGGGAGCGCACCTGATGGCTCTCCGCGCGAATACCGAGCTCGTCACTATCGCGTGGCTGGCCGGGATCACTGGGCTCACCTCGTCGATGGTCGCCGCGCAGCTCCCCACCGATAACACGACGTGGGCCGCGTCCGGGTTCGTCACCGCCCGCGCCACCGGCGGCACCCCGGGTCTCTACGTGCCGCTCCGCTCCCCGGTGGTGACTCTCGACTTCTGGGCGGTCAAGCCCGGCTCCCGACCCCCGTGGTACCAGGCCAACGCCCTCGCCGAGCTCGTCGACGCCGGGTGCCGCGCCAGCACCGCCCACCGCGCCGTGACACTGCCCACCGGCTACCCAGGGGCCCGCGTGCTGTCCGCGTACCTCCTCAGCGAACCCAGACGCGCGTACGGCGATCAGGGCGACTACGCCCGCTACACCGCCGATATGGCCGTGAATTGGGTGGATCTGTCGTGACCCGCTACGGGCTGTTCGGGGCCCACTCCCGTGACTTCCTGACCTACGGCGGGCGGGTGCTCGTGCACGACAACGCCGACGAACTGGAGTTCCTAGTCGCCGGCGCCGCAGTCCGACCGGTCCCCCCGAGCATCCCGGACGACCAGACACTGCCGATCACAGCTCACCCGGAACTGGCCGGGGTGCGCTTCCCGCTGAGTAGGAGGGATTTTCGATGAAGGTACGGACCACGATGCAGCCTGACGTCGAGCTGGACGTCGAGCCATCCGAGTACATCGATCTGTCGCGCCAGGGGCTCCTGGTGGACACCGGCCCACCGAGGCGGCTACCGGAGGGTGTTTCCCTCCCGGCCGACGTCACCGACACCACGAAAGCGAGCTAGGCCATGACCGTCACCGCCACGAACCTGATCCTGGGACCGGGCACCCTCTACACCGGCGCGTTTGGTGCGGCTGAGCCCGCCGACACTGCCGTCAACACCACCCCGGCGGCGTCCGCATGGACTGACCTAGGTGGCACCGACGGGGGAGCGAAACTCACCATCGACCAGAAGTTCACCGAACTGACCGTCGACCAGATCGTCGACTCCCTGGGTCGTCGCCTCACCCAACGCGAAATCATGGTCGACACCAACCTCGCCGAGCCCACGCTCGCGAACATGTCGCTCGCGATGAACGGCGGCACGGCAGCCACCGGGGCCGGCTACTCAAGCCTTGACCCGCTCAACGTCACCAGCGCCACCCAACCCACCTACACCGCGTTCATCCTCGACGGCTACGCCCCGGCAGGTTTCCGGCGACGGGTCATCCTTCGCAAGGCACTGAACACCTCTAGCATCCAATCGGCGTACGCGAAGGACAAGGAAACGTTTATCCCGGTCACATTCAACGGGCATTACGTGTCAGCCTCGATCACCCCATTCCACATTGTGGATCAAACGAGCTAGGAAAGGGGCGACATGGAACCGTTGAGACTGAAAACGGGGGAACGCGCACCGGAGGAACGGGTGCCGCTGTTCTACATCGACGAACTGGAAGTGACCATCCCTCCACGTTTCAGCGCGTCGTTCGGATTGCGGTACATCGACATAGTCACCGAACGCGGACTCGACGCCGGCGTGGTGTGGCTATTAAAGAATGCGTTGAGCCCCGGCGGGTACGAAGCACTACTGGGTTACGACGACCTAGAGCCGGAACAATTCAGTGCCATTGTTGAGAGCCTCCAAGCGATGGTCGTAGGTGCATTGGAGAAGTCCAAGGGAAAATTGAGAAGCGCCTAAGTGAGGTGGTATGGGTCGCGGACTACGAACAGGATCTCTTAGCTGACATTCTGCGGTTCTTCCCGCAATTCGGTACCGACCCGCTTGAGGCGATGACAGGGCCGACGTTCTTCGCGTTGGCCACCCGGATACCCGTGTTCGGAGGTGTGATGGCGTACCGGCTCCAGCAACACCCGGCTCCTGAACCTGCCCATGCGCCTAACACCGCTGGTCAGGAGGCCACGCAGGTGGTCAGTCTGGACACATTCCGGTCGATGCACCCCGATCTCGTTGAGGTGGTGAGCGTGGGTGGCTGAGAAGGGCTTCCGCATCGCCGGGGCGTTCGTTGACGTCAAACTCGACGACCAGACCGGGGAAGGCGAAGCGAAGCTCCGCGAGAAGTTCGCGCGGGCAAAACCAATCCAGATCAACGCGAAAGTCGACGTCGACACCAAACGGGCCGAGGCTGACCTCAACCGTGTCAGCCTCACCGGTGGGCGAGTGTTCTCACCACTAGTGGCCGCCGGGATAGCCGCAGGGTCGATCCTCGGAGGCCCTCTCGCGTTAGGTGCTGTCCCTATCCTGTTCGGCGGTATCGCCGCCGCCGTCCTAGCGAAAAACAGGGAGATCAAAGAAGACTTCACCCGACTGGGCGAGGGAATCGTCACCGACCTACAGGCCGACACGCGACCCCTAGTGCCCTACTTCCGGGGCATCGCTAGTGACATCTCCACCCAATTCCAGGGGATCCGCCCACAACTACGAGCCATCTTCGGTGACTTAGGTCCCGAAGTCCAGACCGTGACCAGTGGCGTCCTCGACCTCGCCCACAACGCCATGCCCGGGTTCACCAACGCTGTGCACAACGCGCAACCCGTCATGCAAGGCATCTCCGACCTCCTCGCGAAGACCGGGACCGGTCTCACCGGGTTCCTCAACGAAATCTCGGACGGGATGCCAGGAGCCGCCACGGTCCTCAACCGGGTCGGGGACGTCATCGAACAGATCCTCCCCATAGCCGGGCACCTGCTGTCGTTCCTATCCCAAACCGCTAGCGGTGCCCTGCCGGTGTTCAGTAGCTCACTCGGGATCGCCCTGACCCTGCTGGACAAGCTCCTGACCGTCTTGGGGCCGATCGCACCGGAACTCGGGACGATCGTCGGTGTCGCCCTCTCCGCCGCGGGTGCTTTCAAGCTGATGGGTGTCCTAGCCGGGCCGCTGGACAAGCTCGGCACGTCCCTCGCCGGCGTCGCCGCGAACGGTGGCGTGATGGCCGGTGCAGCGGGTAAAGCCGAAAGCGCGGCGAGCTCGATGGGCAAGGCCCTCCCGATCCTGGGCGTGGCCGTGGTCGCCGTAGACCTGATCTGGCAGAAGTACGTCACCAGCCTCGACGACGGCACCACAGCAATGCTCGCCGGTGGCAGAGCGGCCGCTGACATGAAAGCCAAAGTCGACGACCAGCTCACCGGGTTCGGGAAGTGGCTCAACGGCATGTTGCATGTTGTCGCCACGTCCGACGACATGACCGCGTCGATGAACAAGCAGCTCGCCGCGATGGATCCGCTGACCCGGGCGCAGACGCTGGCGAAGCAGGCGCAGGCCGACTACAGCTCAGCGGTCGAACGGTTCGGGCCGCTGTCGACGCAGGCCACCAGCGCGACGGCCCGGTTCGCCACCCAAACCGCGGAAGTCACCAAACAGCAGAACCTCCTCAAGACCGGGCTGGAGAGCACCACAGACGCTCTCAAGCGGCAAGAGGATCAGGTGATGGGCGCGGTCGAGGCCGACATCAAGTACGGCAACTCGCTCAAGGCCGCCACCGACGCCGCGAAAGCCAACGGTCGCACCATTGACCTCAACACCGAATCCGGGCGGAAGAATCAGCAGGCTTTGATCGATCTGGCTAGGGCGGCTAGGGACGACACCGACGCGATGACCGCGAACGGCGCGACCACCAATCAGGTCTCAGCCTCGGAGGCGCAGCACCGGCAGCAACTCATCCAAGTGGCTCAACAGATGGGGTTCACCAGAGACCAAGCGCAACGGCTCACCGACAAGTACCTCGCCGTCCCTACCCGCATCGATACCAACTTCGCGGCGACCACGATCCCCGCGGTCGGGGCAGTGCAGCGGATGGCCAGCGACATCTCCCACATCCTCGCGACCATCGGTGACGAGCAGGTGTTGGTGAGGTTCGCTGGTGACACTGGGAACATCCTCAACCGCGCCACGGGTGGACCGGTGCAGGGCCCGGGCAGTGAGTCCAGTGACAGCATTCCCGCCCGGCTGTCCCATAACGAGCACGTGTGGACCGCTGCCGAGGTCCGGGGTGCTGGTGGTCACGCGGGTGTGGGGATGCTGCGGAAGATGGCGGCGTCCGGTCGGTTGCCGGGGTTCGCCGCCGGCGGGCCGGTCCTGGCGAACTTCGCGTCGACCGGCACTGATCAGGTCGAGGCAGCCAACGCGGCATACATTCGTAACGCCCTGCAGGGCATGGTCGGCTACGGCCGGTATATGGGCGGAGGGAGCCTCGAAGGGTGGATCCAAGCCGCTCTCGGGCTGACTCACACCCCGCAGTCGTGGGATGGGCCGCTGCACGTCCTGATCTCCCGGGAGTCCGGGGGCAACCCGAACGCGATCAACCTCACGGACTCCAACGCCCGGGCGGGGCACCCCTCCCAAGGCCTCATGCAGACCATCCCCGGGACGTTCCGCGCTTACCACCAGGCGGGCACGTCGTGGTCGATCACCGACCCGGTCGCGAACATCTCCGCCGGGATTAACTACATCAAGGCCCGCTACGGGTCCATTTTCAACGTGCAGCAGGCCAACCCCAACGCTGCACCGCGCGGGTACGACGCCGGCGGTCTCCTCCCACCGGGCGCGACTACCGCGGTCAACCGCACCGGGCGCCCCGAGCGGGTCCTCAACGCCACGCAGACAGCGAAGCTCGACCGGCTCCTCTCCGGCGCGGGTAGTGGCTTGACGGTGAACGTCACCCAGGTCTCAGGGTCACCGGCTGAGACTGGCCGGTTCGTGGCCCTCGCACTACGGACGGTGGGCTGATGGCTGCACTCGGGCTGGCCGACTACACCTTCAACTACAACGGCCTCACCTTCGGAGACGGCACCGGCTACTACGTCGACCACCACGAAGGCCTCGAAGGGTTCGAGACCCGAGTGTCCGACTCCGACCAGCCCCGTGGGGACGGCGCGATCCGCGGCTTGGACTACGTAGCGCCCCGTACGGTCGCGTTCACCCTCGCCCTAGGCGAGACCGCGGACACCGACTACGAGACCCGCTGGGCTGCGCTGCGGGCCGCATTCCTCCCCTCCCGCAGCGTTGACCAGGCGCTGACGTTCAAACGGCCGGGGATGGTCGAGCGGTTCGTGAACTGCCGCCCAGTGCAACTCGCCCGCGTCGAGGAGTACCTGTCTTTCGATCAGGTCGGGCACCCGCCGGTCGTGCTCCGCGCGGTCGACCCCCGCATCTACTCCTCCGCGCAGTACTCCGCGAACGCCACAGTGTTCGCCACGACCGGTGGCGGCATGGACTGGCCGGTCGCGAACTGGCCCGTGGACCTCACCGGTGGGCTGCAGAACTTCCTCTCGGCCACCAACAACGGGACCGCCGACGCCTACCCGCTGATCCGGTTCTACGGCCCCACCGTAGGCACCTGCACCGGCGTGACTCTGACCAACCTCACCAACGGGTCCGTCCTGGCCATTGCCACCACGATCACTAGCGGGCAGATCCTCACCGCAGACATGGCCGCAGCGGTCACCGGTACCAACACGCTGGTCGTAGACCTCGGCGGGTCGTCCCGCTACGGAAGCTGGACCGTGCCACGGACCCCGTTCAGCCTCTCGCCCGGCAACAACACCCTGAAATTCCAGGTCACCGGCACCTCGACGGACTGCATTTGCAACCTGACGTGGCGCGATACGTGGATGGACTGAGAGGAAACCATGGCACCTGTAACTACTCTGGTCGATTCCACATTCTCGGCCAGCGTCATCGGAGCCCGAACCGACAACGCCGGCGCAGCGGTCACCGACACCACCGCTGAGGAAATGCGGGTGCTGGCCTCGCTGCTCAACCCCGGGTACATCACACCGGTCGCCGCGTTCCAAGTCACCGCGCAAACCGTCCCGAATATGACGGTGCGGGTCGGGTCGCTGACCACGAAGACCGACTACTACGTCCTCTCGGGCACCGTGGCCGGTCAGGGGAACTACACCGTCCGCCTCGACGTGGCCTCCCAGAACGTCACTATCTCCGCGGCCGACGCCTCCCAGACCCGCACCGACGAGATCTACCTGCTGGTGCAGGACAACGCCTACGACAGCTCAGGACGGGCGCTGCCCCGTATCGGGTACCGCAAAGGGGACCTAGGTGGCGCGAACCCAGGCCCGGACGCGGCGTGGACGGCGTACGCCCTGCTCGCCCGGATCACCGTAGGGGCCACGGTCACCACGATCACCAACGCCAACATTTCCGACCAGCGGGCCGCGTCCTCGGTCATCACGAGCCTCGGTCTGGGCAGCGCCATCGCCAAATCCCTACTCACCACCAAAGGTGACCTGATCGCCGCGTCCGGCGTGGCCACCCCGGTCCGGGTGGGAGTGGGTGCGGACAACCGGATGTTGGTCGCCGACTCCTCCCAGTCCGCGGGCGTGCGATGGGGTGTCCCGGGTGCCGTGCTGATCGCTCAATCAGCGTTGGTGAGCGCGGCGGCATCGGTCACATTCTCCGCCATCCCGGCCACCTACAAGCACCTGATTGTCATCATGCGAGCGGTCCAAGACACCGGGGGTGTCCACTCGACCATCACGTCAGTCCGAGCCCAGCTCAACGGGGACGCGGGCGCCTCAAACTACGACGTGCAGTACCTGCAAGCCGATGGCACAACGGTCAGCGCGGGCAACTTCGTTGGCACCAACGGCTTAGAGGTCGGTGTTGTCGGGCCTAACGACTTCGGGAGCAGCTCGTCCTCTAACGAGTGTGTGATCCCCGACTATCTGTCGTCCCTCTATTACAAGTTGTCGACCGCACGGTCCAGCTTCATGGTCAGCGCGGGCCTTATGCGGATTTGGACCGCCGCGGGACGGTGGTCCAACGCCAACGCCATCACGTCGATCACGTTCTTCCTCGCCAATGGGGTCAGCTTCGACGCTTCCACGAAAATCAGTCTCTACGGATGGGGATAAGGGCCATGGATCAGAAAGTCGTCATCGACTGCTCCACGGGCGGGCACACCTGGCACGAACTCACCCCGGAAGACGTGACCCGCCGTGACGCGCTCAAGAAAGAACACGCGGACCGAGAGACTCAAACCAAAGCGAAGCAGGCCGCTCGCCACACGGTGCTAACCCGGGTGGCAGCCGCTGCCGGCGTGCCGGTGGATGACCTAGAGGCCGCTTTAGGACAGGGGAGCCGCTAGCCCGTGGCCGTGTTCGAGGTGGTGCTGGTGTCCCGGGCCCCGGTGATCTCCAGCTCACCCACGCTGACCGTGATCAACCGGCTCGTGGTGGACACGATCAGCTACACCGAGGAGCTGAATCGCCCCGGCGTGGCGACGCTGGGATGCCCCGTGCGCTCCCTCACCAGCGACGTGCAAGCCCGGCTGATCGACATGGCCGCGCTGCCCTCCGAAGTGTGGATTTACGCGGGGTCGGCGCTCGTGTGGGCCGGGGAAGCGCAAACCCTTAACATCCAAGGTCAGACAGTGGAACTCGGGTGCGTTGGCCTCCTCGGCTACACCTTTCGGATGGGCGTTACCGCGGACACCACATTCACGGCAGTAGATCAGTTCACGATCGCGAAAACTCTGGTCGACAACTGGCAAGCCCAGAACTACGGCAACTACGGCATCGACACCTCAACCGTCGGCACCTCCGGTGTCACCCGGGACCGCGCCTACCTCCGCAATGAGCTCCACAACGTCGGCCAGCGAATCACCGAGCTCGGCGCTGTCCTAGACGGCTTCGACCTCAAAGTGGACCCCTCCACCCGCAAACTCGTGCTGACCAGCCCCACCCAGGGCACCGACCTGTCCGCGTCGGTGTTCGTGGACCGACGGAACATCGACTCCGCGTCGATCGCCATGTCGATCGCACCCGATGACCTAGTGTCAGATGTGTCCGCGGCCGGCTCCTCAGTCGCCGCGGACGGCGGGAACACCACCCTCTACAGCGCCCGCTCCACGTCGGCCGTACAAACCTCATACGGCCGGTCCTGGGCCGGGCAGAGTTTCAGCGGGATTAGCGTGCTCGCCACCCTCGACGGCGCGGGCGACGCCTACTTGGGGTCGCGGAACACTCAGCTATTCCAGCCGGGCGTCACGATCGTCCCGCTGGTGGGCTGCGATATAGGCGACTTCCACGCCGGGGACACGATCAACTACTCCTACGACGCTGGACTTGGGCTCCAAACCTCAAACCGGCGCGTGTCGAAGCTGACCGTCTCCGTCGATCCGAGCGGCAAACAGCGCCTACTCGTGGAGTTCATCTGATGGCCGTCGACCCCCGCCGCTTCGACGACCTCGCGAAGGTCGTCGCCGACGAGCGCCGCCACCTCAACGACGTCGAGGGCACCGTCCTGTCGAGGTTGTCGTCGCATACCCACAAGACCCCGCTGGTGGTGTCCTCCACGGCGTCGGTAACCAACCCCTACACCGGGCAGATCATTTTCAACACCACGGATAACATGCTTTACCGGTACGACGGCAGTAGTTGGGTAGCTTTCCTGGCGACTGGCGGGGGCACCTCGGCCACCACGCACGAGGCGCGGTATGAGCAGACGACATTTCAGACGATCGCAAACGCCACAGACACCAAGCTAGCATTCAACAATCCGGTGACCACCTGCAGCGACGTGACGGCCAGCGGCACCAACAATACGGATTTCTTGCTAAATCGCGGGGGATGGTGGCGAGCCTCGGCGTCCCTGCGCATGGTCACGGGCTCGACGGGTGAGCGGGATTTATTCATGGCCACGGGGACCACAGTGGGAACGCTGGCCAACAGATTTGTCGGGGCGTCAGATGGTGCGGTAGGTGGCGCGGCGGGCACCCTGAGCGTGTCCACAGACATCCGGCTGGCCGCGGCCACGTCAGTGTTCGCGGGTACTTTCCAGAATAACGGTGGGTCGTTGGCCACCGAGGTGGGGTTTGGACACACGGTGCATATCGCGCTGACCTGGCTTAGACCGTGAGGAGAGGCCAGTGACCCGCTCGGAACGAGAGACGCCCATCGACTACGCGGTGATCTGCCGGACCTGCCTCGTAGTGGTGTGGCAAGGCAACGTCGCCCCCGACGACGGCCAGCCGCTCCTGACGGCCCATGCGGAGTCCGTCCCGGGCCCGGCGTGCCCCTCCAAGGTGGCCACCTGCCCCCACAAGACCGCCGCGCGGGCCGAAGCGGCGAAGAGGAAACCGGCCACCCTGAAAGACATCAGCGACCTACAGACGCGGGTCGCCCAGCTCGAAACGAAACCCGTCAAACCCTGACCGGCCCTGCCCCTCCACACCAGCGCGCCCCGTTCAGACCGGGTTACGACCGTACAGGGCGCGACGAGAGCGGATCTGCAGGCGGCGCGGCTAGCTTTCGGTGAGCTGGAGCGGACCCTGGTCGAGGAGCTTTGCAGCGACCCGCTTGATGATCGCCGTGCGGACCTGTGCCAAGTAGTCGAAGAACATGTCGACGTGGCAGTCCTCGTGCACCGGCGTCACGGTGTCGTCTTCCTCGGCGACAGCGATGCGAGCGGGAGAAGCTGGCAGCAGCGCCGCGATTTGGAGCTTTTCCTCCATCACCAGTACGAGCACAGCCTTGCCGCCGGCTTCTCGAAGACGATCGAGCACGTAGCCCACAGTGTCATCCGGGAGCGCGGGGATGATCGTCTGATGGTGTGGCTCATCAGCAACTTCCGCGAAGGCACACCGGAAGTCGCGGGAGAGCGTTAGACGGGCGATGGCCGGTGCGGCTCGCAAACGTAGCTGCTCTCTACTCACCACAGTCCGACCTCCGTTCATTCTCGTGCCACCAAACGTCGATCAAATGCCCCATCACATAGTCGAGACCGTCTAGAACATCCTTATAGGAGGTCACCGGCCTCAGACTCACTTGAGTAAACTCCTCTTGTTGTCGGTCGTACAGATGAAGGTGCACTCCCTTGCCGTGGCAGACGTCGTAGAGCGCCACTCGCTGCCACTTGCCGTCCCGTAAGCGTGACTGGACCACCGCCCACTCGACCAGTCGGCCTCGCTCGTCGCACTCCAGTCGCTGTGTGTAACGACCGTCTTCACCGACCGGACACGTGTACCGGTACGTGTGTTCCGGCGGTACGTCTGGAGTCCAAGGCTGCTCCGGCTCGGTGGCTGCGCTCATATCCACCAGACGCCGATCGCTGGCCTTGCGGTTGAACGGCATGGGCGGAGGGTAGTGCAGCCGTCTCGGGTGGCCATGGCAGGCTGGGCACGCTCGAACGGCCGTCCACGGTCATCCCAGCACCCCCAACCGGATGGGCGTATCGGACGGTGGTTGTTGTGTCACCTGAGTTATCGGGTCGGCGGCCGAGTCGTTACCAGCGGTCCGGGCGCCCCGACGTGTTCCGCCCGTGGTGCTCCCAAATGAAAGTCTGTTCGGGCAGATGTTGGAATGTCGCTCCAGCGTCCAGCAAGGCCAGCCAGGCGCCCCAGTCGTCGTAGTCGCTGGCGGTGTGCCTCGGGAGTTGAAACCCGCCAGCGGCCTGCATCAGCTTCGTGCGTGCCAGGCTGGTGGTTTGGATGTAGGACCGGCGCCGCAGCTCGTCGGGGTCGAACGGTGCGCCCCGCATCCCAGACGGGTCTATCCCGCCCTGCGCGGCTAGTTGCGGGATGAATGGCATGCTGTAAACCACGTCCGCGCCGGAGTCCACCTGAGCCTCCCGCAGCTTCTCCAAGTGCTCCGGCATAAACTGGTCGTCATCATCAAGGAACGCTACCCACTCCGTGGTGACCCTCGCCAGGCCCCGGTTCTTAGTCGCCGCCGCGCCGGTGTGCTCGTGGTCGTACTCGACAACGATGGCCGCCGGTTGGAACGTCTGGAGGACCACCGATGCCAGCGCCTTCCGCAGCATCTTCGCCCTGATAGGGATGGTCGCGATGACCACCGTGATGTCGCTGCTCATCGGATGTTCGAGCTCCCCCACTTGGCCACGAACCGGTGGTAGTCGGTTCGCGCGTAGTCGGCTAGGTCACCGGTCAACACATGACCGGGTCCATGTTCCATCGACGTTCCCCCGACCAGCCCGGTTCCCCCGACTTTCCGGTGCTGCCACTCGAAGTCGTCGTCGGCGTACCACCACCGGAACTGCTCATCGAACCGGAGCTGCAGCTCCCCAGCGACGAGCATGCACACCCCAGGGACGCGGTGCTCGATGGTGCCCAGGTCGAGGTCTCGGCGGATCTCCACCGCGCCGGGGGTCACGTTGAACCAGTCCGCTCCCACCATCGCGAGCCGGTGACCCCGAAGGTTGCTGACCAGCTGTTGGAGTGTCCGCCCATTGATGCGGGTGTCGGACTCCGCGCACAACACCTCATACGGGCCGGGTTCGGCGTGTTCCGCGATCCAATTCAGTCCGAGGTTCCACCACCGGCCGATGTTGATACCGGGTTCGGGGTCGGCCAGGACCGTCACCCCGGGCCGGATCGAGTCCGGGTGGATCGGGTGGGGTCGTGTGGTCACGACCACGGTCCGGTCCGGGGGGTGGTTCAGGTGAGTCAGGAACTCCCGCAAGTCCGCGAGCCGTGGTTGGTGGCACGGTGTGAGTACCCACGTGCTGGTCGTCATCCGGTCTCCAGGAGGCGTTCCTTGATGGCGGTCGTGGACAGCATCCGAGGGTGGGGGACGTACACGAGGCTGATGTCCCGTTCGTTGAGCCACTTCTGCGTGAGGCTCATCTGGGCGTAGTAATCCCGGGCTGCCCAGTCGATACCGATGACCATCAGATCGGGGTTTACGGCCTCGATGGTCGGCTTGGAGTCGGCGCCGTAGGCGTTGCGCAGGACCTCGTCGACGTGCCGGCAGGACCGGAGGACAGATTCACGGTCCTCGTAGAGCCCGACAGGTGGTTTCCCTTTGTAGGCGGCCACGAACGCATCGGTGTTCAGGGCCACCACGACCTTGCCGTTCGGGCCAGCGAGTTTCCGGCACTGGGACAATAGGAAGGCGTGCCCGGCGTGGAACAGGTCGAACGTGCCCCCGGTGTAGACGATCATCCGGTCAGTGCCTCCTCCCACAGGTGGGCGTTCCGTTCGATGGTGTGCTCGGCAGCCAGCGCCCGAGCTGCTCTGCCCATGGCCGTGCGGAGGTCGACGTCGTCGGTGAGGACACGGAGGTGCTGGGCCCACTCGTGCGGCCGCTTGACCAGGAATCCCGTCTCGCCGTGCCGGACGAACACCGAGTACGGACCGACGTCGAACGCCACGCACGGGATCCCCAGTGCCGCCAGCTCTAGGGCCTTAATCGGGGACTTCGACCGGTTAAAGACGGTCGCGCGCAGCGGGGCCAGCCCGGCATGGAAGTCGATCGCTAGGTAGAGGTCGGGCACGGACTGAATCCACGGTGTGAACCTGCGCTGCCTCATGGGCAACCGGCGCCACAACTCCGGCGGGCAGTAACCCATCATGTGCAGCTCGACGCGGTGATCCCGGCCGATGAACCGCGTGACCTCCGAGAGGGCCTCCGCCCAGTCGAGCTCATGCGTCGGACCGCCGGCCCATCCGATGGTTACCGGCCCCATGTAGGGCACCGTGGGCACGTTGAGCACCCACGCCGGGACGCTGTTGGGGATCACTGCGACGTTCGGGTTGTAGGCCCGCATCACCTCGGCCAGCGCCTCCGTAGACACCGTCACGAGGTCAGCCACGGCCATGTTCGCGCGGATGTTGTCCCGGATGTCGGGCCGGGTGAAGAACCCATGCACGTCGGCGCTGGTCTGGTCGGTGCTGAACAGGTCGTCGTCGACCTCGTAGACCAGCTTGGAATGTCCCAGCTTCGCGAGCTGCTGCCACCGCATCGACGGCCCGGGGTTGCTGACCCGCTGGCCAACGATGACGTCAGCATCGGCCCACTCGTCGGGCATCATCGTTGAGGCATGGGTCTCGTGCCCGAGCTCGGCCAGCGCGCCGGCCGGCATGTGGCACCGATACCACGCGCACCCACCCGAGTCAGCAGGCCAGAAGAAAACCCGGGTCACCGGCGGGACAACCCACGGTCGAGTGCAGCCTGCAACTGGGCCCGGAACTCGGCCTGCAACTCGTCCCGGAACTCAACCATCCGGCGAGCCTGCGCAATAGCGGCCGCGTGCACCATCCAGAACACGAGCATCGAGGCCAAGACAGCCACGGTGAGAGCCGCGACCTGCCGGTCGAGCAGCAGGAGCGCGACAGTGAGCCCACCACCGCCGGCCACCGCAGCCACGAGGGACGAGGGCTCCTGCGACCAGACGCGGAACCGACGGTCGAACTTACGAACGGGGGAGTGGTAGGGATTGCTGTTCATGAGGCGACCTCTCCGAGTGGGGGACTGTCTCGGAGAGCCACAACACCGGTACTAACTCAGCGCATGGCTCGCGCTTCAACGCCGAAGAGTTCCTTGCCACGGTTCGACCGCGAGTGGCAATTGTCAGTGTCGGGGCACACAACAGTTATGGTCATCCCAGCCAGCACGTGCTGGACACACTGGCGGCGAAA